ACGTTGCGTTTAGATCAAGCTCCGGTGGACATTCCAACAAGAACATGGGGAGCAGTAAACTTATGCTCCATTCCACATAACGTCAATAACGTGCAGAATGCAAGAACAGGACAAGAAGCACATATATCTGGATTCCTGCACAAGGTTAATTGGGCCAACATCGGTACTCAAATTCAATGTGTATATGAGTATTGGATTGTTCCAAGGAACTATGACCCGGCCACAGTTAGTGACGCAACATTACAAGATGACTTTCACACACGTCACGGGTTTGAATTTGATCGTGATGGTAGTTGGGCGTCCAACCTCAACTACCTTCTTTACGACGAACCAGTAAACCCGGAGAAATACTTGGTCCTGAAGAAACGCCGGTTCCTTCTAGCTCCAACTTCAATGGTGTCAGTTGGAGGAAATATGGGAAGCACAAAAAGCTATCGTGAATTCAAAAACTTCATTCCGTTAAATCGGAAGTTCACTTATGGAGCTCAAACTGATACGGAATCTGTTTCACTTCCTATTCAAGCGCCGGTGTTCTATATTAACTTCGTGATTCCTGTAATGACCACTACTAATGCTGCACCACAAAGTGGTCAGATCTTACGAGAAGGTCATATTGTCACCTTCTTCAGAGATGGAGACAGTGGTCTCTAAAAGGGTGCCCCACCCGGATCGGGGGTGGGTGTGGCGACCCTTGTGCGGCCAGTTTTAGCACAATTTGGGCCGCAAAGAGACGCGACCCAAATCGTGCTAAAATGGAGCACGGGGCGGGTCGCGTTTGATATAAGGAAACTCCTGCTGTGTGGTGGACGAGTCGTTTATAGTTAAGTTAGGTTATTTAAGGATTGTGATACCAGACGATTACTTCATAACGGTCGCCGGACAGTTTAGTCATGTCTGGATACTCATTCATGAACACAACAACATGAGCAGCCGGGACAAGTTTCATTCGTGATTCATACTTGCTTGAGAAGACGAGTCCGTTCTTGAGCTGCTCGAGGATTGAGTATTGGAGAAACTCAGATGTAGATCGGGGTAAGTCAAATAGGAAAACTCGCTTACGCTCGTCGATCGCGAAGGCGAGGTCATCGCGGCGTCCAGCGGATAGAATCTGAACATCATCGGGTCTGGAGAGGAAATATCGGTGAGCAAACCAGGATTTCCCGCTGTTTCCATGGGGGTCAACAACGAAATAGATCTTACGACTGTCTGGTCCTCCATTAAGGATGTCGGCGAGGAGAGATTGGTACGGACGATAGTCGGTGTTCTCCGGAGCGGGGGTGGGGTAGATGGCATCGATGAAAGCCTGGACTCGTCCGGAGTTGAGAAAGATTGACGGGAAGTGTAGCGCAACTGACGCGGCGTTAGGCTTGCTTGGTTGGGCGAGGACCCAGTCTCGAAACTCATCGTAGCGATTGGTTCGACCTGCGGGTCCGGGTATCTGTCCGATGACAACAACGTTGGTGCCATCCTTCTCAGCGTAGTCGGAGGCCTGTTGATTCGTGCCACGGGCGATCTCGAAGTGTCCTCTTGGATAGAGTCTTCGGACAGCAGTGAGCCCCTTGTTGGACTTGAATACAACGAACCCCTGGATGTGGGGCGTGCCATTGTCTCCGACCTCATCGGCGAATACCAAGTAGGTGACGAGATCGACGGAGCCATTGAGTTTGGCGTAGTCATCAGGAGTGGGATTGTTTATGGTGAAACACCAGCGTTTGGATTGGAGACGAGGCATTTTTATGGGATGGGATGAGGATCCCTGGGTAATACTGAACCAGGGATCCCAAAGGTCGGGTCGTGCTACCGCGCGTTTTGTATTTTCACTGTTCGCATAATTTGAATCTGCTTAAGTATTTTAAATCGTGGACGTTTGAATTGGATCGTGCCCGTTTTGAATTTGATCGTGCCCGTTTTGAATTTGATCGTGAGGAATGCCTGCGAAGCGTGTATTGTTCGTCTCACCAAGTCCGGCGAAGCGTCGCAAGACAATGGTTGTTAGAGCCATGCCGGCTCGTAGTCGTGGCGTCCGAGGAACAGTTCGCCGCCGTTCAAAAGTATTTAGGAAGACTAGTCGTGGTCGTTCCCGAGTTGGATATAAGGCAAAGGCCAAAAGGGCAGCTGGCTTAAGTACGTTTGGTCCACCTAACAGTAAACAAACGTTGCGTTTAGATCAAGCTCCGGTGGACATTCCAACAAGAACATGGGGAGCAGTAAACTTATGCTCCATTCCACATAACGTCAATAACGTGCAGAATGCAAGAACAGGACAAGAAGCAC